AAGGCTGTCCAATATCTCGATCTCGTTGTCTTTGGCACCGCGCCGCTCATTATCTATGCCGACCGCGACAGCGCGATACGCTGCTTCAACCCGGCAGCAGGCGAATACTATTGCGCTGTTGGTCCAAATTTCGACGTGAATACGCTGTATCGCAAATTCACCATGACGGTGCAGCAGATCGTTGACGAGTTTGGAATTGAGAACGCCAGCCCTACCGTGCGCAATATCTGGAATACTGTGCAACAATCGAATGGCGCTGGCGCGGAGACAGAAATCGAGATTGGCCACGCCATAGAGCCGAACCCGGAATACACGCCGAACCCGACAAGCCCCGGCGCTGTTGGCGTTCCCAAGCATTTCCGCGTGCGTGAGTATTATTGGGAATACGGCAGCACACAAATTGCGGGCTTCCTGCGCGCCACAGGATACTTGGACCAGCCTTTCTCCTGCCCACGATGGGACGTGATCGGAAACGATGCGTATGGTCGTTCTCCTGGCATGGACGCGCTCGGCGACATTAAGCAGCTACAGCAGCAAGAAAAGCGCAAGGCCCAAGGCATCGACAAGATTGTGAACCCGCCGATGATCGCGGACGCCACAATGAAGAACCAGCCTGCTTCGTTGCTGCCCGGCGCGGTAACTTACGTTCCGACGCTGACAGGCGGTGTAGGCTTCAAGCCCGCCTTCACCACCAACATGCCAATCGGCGAGCTTAAAGAGGACATTGCGAAAGTCGAAGCGCGCATCAAAGATGTGTTCTTTAACGATTTGTTCCTTATGATCTCGCAGCTTGATACCGTGCGGACAGCTACGGAGATCGACGCACGCCGCGAAGAAAAGCTCGTGATGCTTGGCCCGGCCATGGACCGGCTACAGCGTGAAGGCTTGGCAGCGGATATTCGGCGCATCTTCAATATCATGTGGCGCACCAATATGTTTCCACAAATGCCGGAGATCATGCAGCGTGCCGATCTCAAGATTGAGTATATCAGTCTTTTGGCGGATTTGCAGCGGGCAACAGCAACAACCGCGATTGAACGGTTGTGGGGTTTCGCAGGCAACATCGGCGGTGCGCTGCCAGATGTTCTCGACAACCTCAATGCAGATGCGACTATGGAAGAATACGCTTCGCTGCTTCGTGTCTCTCCGCGCATCCTTACCAGCAAAACGCAGCGTGACCAGATACGCCAAGCTCGCGCGCAAGCGCAGCAGCAACAGAAGATGGAACAGGACATGCAAGCCGCTGTCGGCGGCGCAAAGGTTCTGTCTGACACCAATGTTGGTGGCGGGCAGAACGCGCTTCAAATGATGTTGAACGGGGGAATGTGATGCAATACGCAATCGTCAACGAAGCGGGCAAATTCTTTTCGATGTATGGGTGGCGCGGCAACAGCCAGGGCGCCATGCTTTTTCGCACCAAAGAGGAAGCCGAACAGAACGCCGCCACGCTGCCGCACCAAAACCTAAAAGCTGTCGGCGTTCTCGAAGCCGTGCCGGGGGCGCCGCCCGACGGAATGACGCAGATTTTTGGCATCAAGGCAAAACCCAATGTCTGACACAGAAGACATGGAGATCGAAGAAACCCGGCCCGAAGGTGTGCCGGATTTGACCGATCCCGTAGCGCAGCGCGAAACCAGAAAGAACATCAAGCTTGCTGAAAAGGAGCGCGCCGAAGCTTTGCGCACTCTGCTTTCAACCAAGCAAGGCAGAAAGCTTTACTCCTACATCATGCACGATTTGTCGGGCCTTTATCGTCCTGTCGCCAACATGGTTTTCTGTCCAAATGCTTTGCATTTCAGGGAAGGGCAGCGCGCGGTAGGCCAAGTGCTACACGATCTTGCGTTGCAGGAGGCCAAGCAAAGCTATATACTGCTTCTGTCTGAAAACCTGTCGAATAGCTAGGGGAACAAAATGCCGATCGACCGTTATTATCGAATTGTCTGGCAACCAAGCGACGGCGGCGGCGCTGCTGCGCCTGCTGCCGAGCCTGCCGCTGCGCCTGCCGCCGCGCCCGCTGCCGAGCCTGCTGCTGCTGCGCCTGCCGCCGAGCCCGCTGCCGCGCCTGCCGCCGAGCCCGCTGCCGCGCCTGCCGCCAAGCTTGACGAAACCGTGCTGGATAAAACCTTGCTGGACGGGGAGCCTGAAAAGCCCGCCGAAGGTGACACGCCGGGGGCCGACACCAAAGAGGGGGAGCCGTCGGCCCCCGAGATCAAGCCAGAAGATTACAACGTGGAATTGCCCGAAGGCATCGGCAAAGACGATCCTTTGCTGGTGTCGTTTTTGGAAGGTGCCGCGAAAGGCGGCATGGATAACGAGAGCGTCCAAGCGGTTATCAATACCTTAGGGCCTAAGCTTGTGGAACAGATGCAAGCCCCAATCAAAGCTTGGGTTGATCTCAATGAAAAGTGGGTGGCCGAGGTTCAAGCTGATCCTGTCATTGGCGGCGATAAGTGGCCGATGGCAAAAGAGACTGTGTTGCAAGCTATGACGCTGGTATTGACGCCAGAAGAAACGCGCGCAACGCGGGAGGCCCTTGGCCTCACAGGCGCGGGGAATAATCCCGCCGTCATTCGGCTCCTTTACAGCATGGCAAGGCGCCTTGTTGAACCGGGGCCAGTCAAGGGTAACGCACCGACCGAACCACCTAAATCGGCAGCGGCGCTTTTGTATCCGAAACACAACAACGCCGCTAAGGGCGGCTGAAAGAACCGAGGTTTATTATGGCCGTAATTGGCAATGTCGCCCTCACGCTGGCGGATTGGGCAAAGCGTGTTGACGATGATGGTAAGATGGCTACTGTGGTCGATCTTCTGTCTCAAACCAATGCGATGATGGATGATATGTTGTGGGTGGAAGGCAACCAAACGAGCGGTCATAAGACGACCATTCGCACCGGCCTTCCGCAAGGCACATGGCGCCAGCTTTACCAGGGCGTGCAGCCTTCCAAAAGCACGACGGCGCAGATCACGGAAGCGTGCGGCAACCTTGAAGGCTTCTCAGAGCTTGACAAGGATTTGGCCGACCTCAACGGGAATACCGCGGAATTTCGCTTGAGCGAAGAAGGCGGTTTCTATGAAGGCATGACGCAGCAAGTCCAGTCGGCCTTTCTGTATTCCAATTCCATGAATACGCCTGCGCAGATCATGGGTTTGGCGCCGCGCTACAACACGGTCAACGCCGCCAATGCCGCCAGCGCCAATAATGTAATCGACATGGGCGGCACCGGCTCGACAAACTGCTCTATGTGGGTTGTTGGGTGGGGGCCAAACTCTGTCCACGGCATCTTCCCGAAAGGCAAGATTGCTGGCCTGCAAATGACCGATCTCGGCGAGGAAACCAAGGTTCTCTCCGACGGCTCCATGTATCGCGTGTATCGCTCCAAATTCAAATGGGAGTGCGGCCTTGCCGTGCGCGATTGGCGCTACGTTGTGCGTATGTGCAACATCGACGTGACGCTGTTGACGGGCGCCAGCGCGGCGAACCTTATCAACGGCTTGGTGTCGGCGTTCCACCGCTTCCCGACGGCGCCCTCGTCCACTCGGATTGCTACCGATCCGACGAAGCCAAGCGGCGTTCTCGGCGCTACGCGCTTTGCGATCTATTGCAATCGCCAAGTCGCTGCCGCGCTTGATCGCCAAGCCATGAACAAAACAAACCTGCTGCTGTCTATCGGAGAGTTTGACGGCAAGCCGGTTACTATGTTCCGTGGCGTGCCGATCCGCGTTGTGGATCGCCTGCTGACGACCGAAGCTCGTATTACCTAAGCCCGGTCATTCCATCCACATCAAAAGCGCCTATGGCGCTGAAAGGCTACGGTTATGATTTTGGATCGTTCTCTTTGCTTCGATGGTGGTGATAATAACACCTTCGCAGCAATCACAGTGACCCGCGATAGCACGGACGTTATCGACGTGGGTATCAGCGGCCAGATCGGCAATGGCCGCGATATGGGCGTGGGTTACGATTTGCGGCTTTTGGTTCTCAGCAATCGACTTTTTGCTGGCGGAACCAGCGTGCAGATCTCTTTCCAGGGCGCACCGGATAACGGCAGCGGCGGGCAAGGAACCTACACGACCTACGCGCAAACCCCGGCGATCACTCTGGCACAGCTTAATACCCTGCCGGGTATGTTGTTCCCGATTGTGCTGCCGCGTCCGCTGTTTGGCGGGCTTGCGCTGCCGCGCTTCTATAAGCTGAATTACACGGTTGTCGGCACGTTCTCTGCTGGCGCGGTGTTGGCGCATCTGCTTCTCGACCGGGAAGACAGTATCCAATACCCCTCTGCGCTCAACGTGGCAAACGTGTAAGCGTTTGTCTTCTCTTGCGTGCGGGGCAACCCGCACGCACCCACCCAAACAGGAGTATCGAACATGCACCCGGAACCGATTTGGCCCACAGGCAAATACCGCTTGAAGCACGAAGCATACATCGCCCGTATGCCCGGCTTCGATCACGAGCTATTGCCGTCGGGCACGGAGATTATCTATTCTGGCAAACCCGGCCCGCACATGGAACCGCTGGACGAAGGCGCTACCGAAGCGTGCCGTATGGCCGGGACCGCGCAGATGAACCTTGATCCTTTTGGCAATGTGCCAATGACCAGCGCGGCATCGGATGATGAAGTGATGGCCGAGCGGGTTGCTACCGCCGTCGCCGCTGCTTTTGTCAAAATGGGCCTTGTTCCTACTGCCGCCGCCGCCGCGCAACCCACGGCAACCATGGTCACAACCGGGCCTTCTTTGGAGCCGGAGCCAGATGTGCCGGGGCTGGAAGCCCTCATTCC